TAAACAAATCCTGGAAGATCTAAATGAAATCCCAGTTGCTGGCCAAAGTTTTTAATTGACAACTCACTGCGTCTATTCAATACCAGTCCCATACTACCTTGATGGTGATGTTCTGTGATTAGAATTACAGTCTTGTGCCAAAAATTATCTTTAACTGCCGGCGGTGCGATTAATAAGTTTCCTACTAAATTCATGTAGGTATTTATTAAGCTATGTTCTTGATGGTATTTTTTACGTCGCCTACAGTAAAGAAAGATTTCTTTTTACCTTTACTGAATATAGGATTTTGATCCCAAATCTTATGCATACTTAACTTAGTGCCTGGAAGTATGCCGCCATCTTTCTGTCCAAGTACAGTTTGATCAGGCTGATCAGCGTATGCAGGCATGAATTGTAACATGTAAAGATCACCACGATCCATTCCAGGTTTTACTTTTAACTTCTTATAGAATTTATACACGTAGTCAAGTTGATCAACAGATGTCATGGCCAACAGTTCGTCTAGAGTAGTCCCTAGTGCGTGAGCTGTTTCTTCAGTAAATCCAATAAGTCCACCTGCTCTAAATTTAGAATCCTTGCTCTTAAAAATAGATGCAGGATTAAAAGTTCCTTTAGTTTCTGCTTTTATAACAGCATAAAGATCGTTGTAGGAAACACCAAGTTTTTGTGCAATTAATTTCAGTTTATCTGTGAACTCAGTGTCGTCTATGTCGCTAACATCTTGATCAGTAACATCTGTGACCTTGTTTTTGTTTAATACATTTTGAGCTGTTCTACTGATATTATATTCTGTGCTTTTGGTAAGGTGTAGGTCTGATTTTTTAGCCAACACTTGATTTAATTCAGCAACAGTTTCTTTTCCTGGATCACCGTCAACTGTTAAATTATGATCTTTCTGGAACGCTTGGATAGCTCGGCGAGTATATGGTCCTCTGATTCCATCTATACCATCTTTGTTTGGACCAGCTGTTCCTAGTAGTTCTCCGTATCCTAATGCAGATAAGGCCTTTTGAATATCTGCGATATCAACGCTGATATATTTGTTTGATGGTAGGCTCACTTCAAAATCGTGGCTTGCTGTTGGTTCCACAGCTTTGGCCTTGGCATCGTCCTCTAGTACTATTTTAAATTCTCGAAATCTCATTACTTAACTCCGTTGATGGCATCTGTAATCATACCGCCAGTATAATTGTCAATAATCTTTGCATGAACAGCATCTTTTTCGTCGATTGGTATATCTCTACCAGACTGTGGTGTGTATTTAACTCCTTGGTCGGCAATTTCTTTTGGTTGATAGTAGTTTCTGGCTCGCTTGACGTTGCTACTGATCTGCATATTCTTTAGGTATGGACCATAGGGTGCAACTGTTATCAACAATGCTACGGGGGTTGATCCCAATGCGGCAGCAGTTTGGACAGCAGTTTCTGCACCTTTACTAAATCCAAATAATACTATTTTAACATTTGGATTGGCTGTAACTGCTTTCTTAATCTCAGCCACTGCTTGTTGTCCTTGTGTATATTCTAGTAGTTTAGCACCTGGAATCTTAGCCGCTAGCCTATCAACTTGTTTACATGCTTCTATTCTTGCTGAGTTGTCTTTTAGGCCATTAAACATGAAAACTAATTTATTAGCTGTTTGCTCAACAGGTGTTTCTTTCTTTTCATTAGGAGCAGGATTATTGTTACCAGACTGATGGCTGTTGACAAAACTGGTTAGATCGTAGACTTTTCCATTAGCATAGGCTTCCCAGTGCAAGTGAGCTCCGTGTGCATTTCCTTTACCTGGATCTAAGTTCGCTCCACCGCTAAGTCCAACAACATCACCTTGTTTAATCTGTTGGCCGTCGCTGACATTAACTTGTTTTAGATGCATTAGTCTATGTAACAGTTCGCCCTTGGCATTCATAATGCTGACATAGGTTCCAGCTTTGGCGCCTTTGTTTACACGTACTGTTCCAGCATCCGGAGCCTTAACTGGTGTACCACTATTGACTACAAGGTCAACTCCTTCATGAGCTCTGCCGAAAGTATGAGTAGTGTTTAGTGGACCTTGAACTGGCATGGTCATACTGGCATTGATCGGTCCTGAATTTAGTTTACTATTCTTAATAGTAGTTTGATCTGATGTTACATCGTTGTCGGTTGGTTTGTTATCTTTTTTGTTATCTACGTTATTGTCTGCGGTAGCATCAACTGGTTCCATAGATAAGTTATCATACTGTGGTTTTTCGGCAAACTGTCTGGTCTTCTTATTGACCCACGAATCGCCATAGTCCATCCACTCACCACTGTCATCAGGCGGTTGTTTAGATAAATCTCTTTTCTTAATTTGAGTTAAGGGGGCACCTGCTGGTTTTAGAGCGACATCTTTAGTTTTAGAATTGATCCAGCGATCCGGAATAGGGCTGGACAGTTTCCAATCACCACTTTTATCGGGAGGTTCGATTGAAAGATTTCTTCCTGGATAATCTTCGGGGCGAAGTATAACTTCTAATATACGCACATTAACTCCAGTCGGGCAGTTTGCCGCCGTACTTTTTACCTTTAAGTTTGTGTCCGCCTACTACAACACGGCTCTTGGGACTCTTACCTAATTTGTGCGATTTCTTACCTTCTCTAGCTCTAAGTCCTTGACTTTTACAACTAGCCAGCATACTGGCTCCTAGATCTGAATTAGGCTTAGAACTTAGACATAATGATCGTGAAGCGCGGCCATTTTCATCTAGTGATTGCTCGTGCTCGTGCCCGCAGTATTTACAAACTGGATACTGTGATTCTGATATAATTTCGTTTATTCGCATGGTTATGTATTTATTGTTTCTACTGTGCTAGAAACTCGAATACATTTAACCATTTACGTTTACCGATCGTTTCTTTTAGATGTGTTAGATCTGCTTTAGTTTTATGTCTAAAACGGGTTTTTTCTACTTCTGGAACAGGTACGAATTCTATTTCTACACCTTCTTGTTCTGCTATTTCTTCAGCAATATCTAAAAAGCTGTGTGCTAGTCCAGCGCCACAATTCCAAATACCCGATCCGTTTACAGTTTTAATAAAGTCTATATGTAAGCGACAAACATCTCCGACCCATGTCCAATCACGTTTGATGTTTTCTGCATTTTCCCATACAGTGAGCTTGCCTTCCTTACGGGCCTGCTCACGCCACTTGACGATAGCATTACTGCGCTTGCCGCGTAGATGCATCCATTTGCCGTAGACGTTAAAATAACGGAAACCCTGTACGTAGATCTTTATATCTTGTTGGAATACCCAACGATCAAACAAAAACTTTGACCAGGCATAGGGTGTTTGTGGATTACAAGCAGCCGTTTCACTAAAGTCTTTAGTGTCGCCGTAGACACTGCTAGAACTAGCGTACTGTAAATTTACACCATGTTGATTACATTCATTAAACAGCCATTGACTAAACTCTAAGTTCTGTTTAAGTATTTGGTCTACATCAGTGCAAGTCATATCGGCAATAGCGCCTAGATGTATGACCCAATCATAACTGCTTACATCAGGACGCTCAGTTGTATGCCATTCATATCCGTCAATAGTCCAACCTTCTTCTTGGTTGAGCCAGGCCAACATGTTACGACCAATAAATCCTTCATGGCCTGTTACTAATACCCTCATTGGTAAATTGTCCTATAATTAGAGGTAAAACTGCTAGAGCTGTTTCTTTAGTTAAATTATTTTTAACACGGTTAACGATCTTGGCCAACACTTGAAAGTTACTAGGATGATCAATTTGTTTTTGAGTCCATCCTAACTGTTTGGCTTCATCTCGGCTAACAATATGATCAAGTTCAGGTAGGTGCCATTCTTTATCCGAGTGTGCAAGGTCAATTTGATTATCGCCTTTACCCCAATCAAACAATCGAACGACACCTAGTCCATCTTTCCAACTATCAGGACTTTTATTATACATCTCTAGTGCTTCTGCATCAGTCCAATCGTACTTGTTTTTGTAGTAACCGTAGATTGTTACATACTTATAATCTCTATTACTACAGAAGTGTTCAAACAGTTCCGATGTGTAATAGGTATTATCTTCAAAGCTAGTACAAGGACTGCGATTGGCAATAGATTCGTTAATAGTCTGATAGTTCTGCATGATTATACCAATGGAAATGTAAACTTAGATACACCCTCTGGCCAGCGTGGAGGATTCCATGCTATTTCAGGAGCATATTTTACGCATACTTGATATATACCTTCTGCAATGATCACAGGCTCTGGAACACGGCTGTTAGTTGCATTAACATTGGTTTGGTCTTTGTAAGAGTCCTTAATGTTTTTGTGCATAGCATTGCCAGCATTATCACGGGTCCAACGTTTCTTAAGACTATTAGTAATAGCATAGTCCATTACCATAGAGTCGATAGTGCCGTCTTGTGTACGTAAGAACTCCATCAGTCCCCAACTATTGGCAGTTTGGAACTTGCATGTTGGAAACATGCGGGCATTCATTTCTGTTGCACGAGTAAAGTGGTCCTTCTTGTAGGTCTCACGATAGTTGATCATGTTACCGATACTGTTAAGCACTAGCCCAACACTGCCGTTAGGAGCATTGTCGCCTTTTTCAGCTACAGTGATACCTAAGTTATCAAATAACTCGTGAAGTTCGTAGCTGAGCTCGTCTTCTTCCTCAACAGGCATGCCTGCGGCAACAGCTTCAATTCTACGCTGTACACGAATACGATAACGATCAAACTCGCTTGCTGTCAAACTGTGAATGTTTATACCAGCGTACTGTGCTACGTCCCAGTATTCGTCATCACTTTCAATATAGGCGATTGGGACATCTTCAATACCTAGAATAATACAGGCTAATGTGCGATGTTGTGCGTCGTTAACGAAGATGCGACCTTTGCTGTCTTTGCGTCCAATACCTGGA